CTTCGACACAGGTTTCTTCTATCACATGGGAGCAGCTTGTTGAATATAGCCGTTCGCCGATTTCCAAGATTTCGCCGATTCGCATCGTACGCGAGCAGCAAACCGTTCAGGGTATCACCACCACTACTACGGTTCGTGGTTGGAAGCCCAACACGGTTGTTCTTCGTCCTCTTGGCATGGCAGGTGTTGTTGTTCACGCAAAGACCGCAGACGTTCAGCTCATGCAGTCGGGCGAGGTCAACAATGGCATCCAGTTCTCGTTGGCAAAGGTTCAGAATTTCCTCTATGTGATTAACAAGGTCACACCGAACGGAATGTTGAAGTCCTATCACACCGACGTTATTGGTCGCTATGCTCCCGTCCTCACCGAGTCGCCGTACCACGTTGTAGTGGACATTGCTACAGCAGACGCTTAAAATTTTGTTGTTGTTCATAATATAATAATTTAAGGTAAAGTGTTGTTATGACCGTACTTGAATGGCTTGAAGCATCCACACGTTATACGTTTGATGAACAGACGTTTACAAAGATAGCACTCGATAGGGGTTGCAATCCCGATGATGACGTGTATGGTAGTAGTGTGACGAAGCAGCAAAGGGAACTTATGACTGCCGACATCATCTTTACTGCCGTGCTTTTAAGCCCTTCAAGTACATCGTCATTGCAACAATCACACAATGGTTACCAAAAGACCATTGGTAGTGAAACCGACTATTATCAAGACGACAAGATAACGTATGCGATTCGCATCTACAATCAATACCAAGATGATAGAGCCGACATCCTTGATAGCGTGAAGAAAAGAATCAAGTTTGTACCTATTGTTGACGTGGAAAGCCTATGAAAAGGAGTGAAATCTTAGAATATCCCTACACTGGCACAATCACAAGGGTTATCACGGGGACAGGTCGTAATCCCGACACCGAGGAATTACTTTACCAAGGTGTCATGGATGAACACCTTGTTACCTACAAGGACGGGCGCACATTGCAGACGGCATCCTATGTGATTTCCATCCCATTGACCAAAAAAGAAAATGGAGAATGGATAGTGCCATTGAAAGGTGACAAGATTTCCGTTACCCGTTATGGTGAAACATTCACGTTGGTAGTAGATAATGCAGACCCTTCACAATTGGGTGGTGTTAGCATATTCGCGACAAGAACAAGTTGGTAGGAAACTATGGCAGGAGGTACACGAGTTATATTCGCAAAGAAAAAGGTGGAAAAAGCAATTCTTACACCTATCATTGCCGAACAAACACGAAGACTGATTGCCTATGCCGAAAGAACAATTGGTGTTATTGGTGCTAGCATAAACAACTATCATGGTGCAAACCACATGGATAGGACAGGTACATTACTAGATAGTCTATGTTGGGGTGTTTACTATGGTGGCAAAGCGAAAAAGGTTGGATATTACCGCAGTAGCGAGGCTTATGAAAATTCCCACCTACATGAATGGCAAACGCCAAAAGGCGAGGAAATAGACGGTCACCTAAGAGCGGCAAAGTTCATCAATAGCTACAACCCACAAAGCCATGGTTGGGAAGTGTTTTTTGCAGTGCTTGCACCTTATTGGGGATATTGGGAAAAAGGACACCGAAACATTAGAAATGGCAGATTCCAGCATTTCGCAGTGATGACGCAATATTATGATGTGGTGAAAAAAGACCTTTCCCCCGCCAAAGTTACATTTAAAAACTATGTGCCTAGATAAGTAATATGACGGAACGATATTCAAGAATTGATATATATGATTATGTTTACAACCTCTTTTACGATGTTGTAACTAAGAATGTGTATTCAATGTTTGAGCCACAAGAACTTACGACTAGTGACACAAACGACGGCTTCCTTGTTATCCGAGTCGGCGATTTGTATGATGAAAGTGAGTTCACTTGTTCTGCTTATGGATGGGCACGTGTTTATGTTGAGGCTTATGTCCCACCGCTTAGTCGCGGACGGCTTGACTACACCAAGTATCAAGAATATGAGGATGCTATAAATCTTGTGATTGCAAATGCGATTGGCAATGACGATGGGGAATTTAGCATACAAGAACAAAGCGTGTTGTCCATGGACACGAATGAAAATTCCAACGCGGACAACCAATTTTTCTTGTTTGTGAAATCATTCATTGTAGTAATAAACAAATAACAAATAAACCAAACAAAATTTAGCAATTATGGCAAAGAGAACAACTTTGAAGCCTATTGAGTTGGGCTATCGCGCAGTAGGTTCTAGTGGTGATTACACCAAGTTTATGGGCGTTCTGAAAGGTCTTACCATTGGTCAGGACGAACCCGATAGCACCGAGATTGAAGCCGAGTTCTACGATTCACCCTTCGACATTTTCTATCAGGGTAATCCCGTCACCATGACGTTTGAACTTGCAAACTACGACCTCGCCGAACTTCCCGCAGTATTCGGTGGTTCTGCTACCGCCGCTACATCTAGCGCAGCCGACGAGTACGAGGCAGCCGTTGCCGCCACCACCAATGAATTCGAGTGGAAACTCGACTTTAGCCGTGGTAATGCATCGCTTGTCATCTATCGTGGTCTTACCATCGGTACTATCAAGAAGGATGAGGATGGCGCACTGAACTATTCAGTAACCATTAGCTCGCTTGTCTACACCGATGGCAACGAGCAAGACCACCTCTACAAGATTATCGGCAAGAAGACAGGTGCTTAAAAACTTTTCGTTTTCGTGAACGTGGGGAGCGTTTATTGGGGACACCCCAGTGACGCTCCCTTTTGTTTTCACGAAGATGTAGCACAAAAAAAATTAAACACGTTTACGAATATGAAAAAAAAGGAAAAGGAAATAAAAACAAGCGAACCAATAACGGAACTCCAAGACTTTCCCATTGACATCAAAAGGGACATTATTGACATCCTAAATGATACTCCTACCATTGTCAAGTTAGGCGATGGCGAATTTCGCATCCAAAATATGCGTTATTATTCGCTGTATCGCATTTGTAGGCTAGCATTGGATATGCACCAAGCCGATGAAAATTTAGACGATGACAACAAAATTCTCACGGCATTATGCACCGACCTTGATGCTATGTGTGAAATTGTTGCCATTATTCTTTGTAACCATTTGTTCACGCCAGATGGCAACATGACCGACGAGGAGGGGAAATCACGCAATGACCATTATGTTTCCGTGATGAAGATGAAAGTGATGAATAGCACATTCGAGGTGAACCAATGGGCAGGTATTGTCCTTGCCGCCATTAAAAGCATTGACTTGTCTGGTTTTTTTTTACTCAAAAAATCGGTGAGTATGCTTACGGATTCTCTTCTGACGAGGAAGAAGAAGTCAATGGAGACAGCCTCACTGTTTACGGAAGCACAATCATTGCGGATGCAGCCGACTTCCTAAAGGTGTTCACGCAATACACGCTTGATGACTATCTATATCGGCTAAGTTGTGCAAGGATTCAATTTATGGCAATTGATAACACGCACACAAAGTATTTGAAAGGTGCAGACAAAAAGACGTGGAAAAACTACAAGGAGGCACTTGATTCACAAAAGCAGTTGGATAAGTTCTTTAACGGTCTTAATGCACCCGAACTTGAAGATGGCGAAGAATTCGATGTTCCGATTAAAAAGTAAAAGATATGCAAAACGAAGCGACAATCATTGTTGGAAGTTTGGACGATAGCAAAATAAAAAAGTCTATCCAAGAACTTGTGCAAGCGGTTGCTGACGGCACGCAAAAGATGAAGCAAAATTTTGACACAACGATTGACGGAATGATGCAAAAAGTTCGTCAATTAAGTAATGTCAAGATTGACGCAGGTAGTGCCAATGCAAACACGCAACAAATAGTGCAACAAGAACGCCTTACCCAAGCCGTTAAAACCACTACCCAAACATTTGATGCACTTGCCAATGCACAGCAAAATGCCATGCGCCCGAAAAGCGCACAAGATAGTTTCTATGTCTTTGTTCAAAGCTATAGGGATAATCTTTCAAAACTAAAAGCAGAGATTACTTCAATGCCAGGCATTAGCCTTGATAGGCAATTTGCTGAATACCAAAGGTTTGAAAGACAAATAATTGAGGTGCAAAATAGAATTCAAGAACTACGAGCGCAACTCAATACATTGTATTCAAATCCTGACAGGTCAAGATTTGAGGTTAAAGCCATTACCGACGAAATTGACCGTTTGCAAGCCAAAATCAAGCAAATAACATCCGAGCAACTACAAAGCACTAGTAGGATTGCACAAGAAGAAAAAACAGCACTCGCCGCAAAGCAAGCCGAATATGACAAGCAACGTCAAGCGTTGCGCGAGCTAACAGTTGAACAACGAAGCGCGACCGAAGCGTCTGCGGCGCAAACATCACAAGAACAAAGAAAGACTGAAGAAATTAGGCGACAAGCACAAGCCATTCGTGAAAGCACATCTTGGAAAGAAAAAGGCGTAGGCTACTATTCGACATGGGTCACCGAAGACGATGTACGCAAGTTGGCTTCTATGCCAATATATGCGAAATCAACATTATCCGTTGAGGAACAAATCCTTAAAATTGAACAGCAAATTGCCGCAGAAAAACAAAAACGTGAACGTGCATCACAAATTGAACAACAAAATGCGCAAGCAGAAGCTAGTGCAGTACAACAAAGGCTTGTTATTGAACAACAAATAACACAAGAGCAACAAAAGCGCAATAAATACATTTCTCCAAATGCTGAAATAGGTAATCAAGGCGCATTTAATAACATGCTCGCAAATAAACTAGGAATTAGCAGAGAAGAGGTAATTAATTCTAGAATGTATTCCGATTCTTTGGAAAAAATCACTAGTGAGTACAAGCAGCTTGAAAGTGCCTACAAAAAAATGACTGCTACCGAAAGGCAATCTCCTTTAGGTAAGCACACAATTGATAGGATGCAATATTTACAGCAAGCCATTCACATGACTAAATCTGAAATGTCGCGCCCTATAAATATGAGCTTTATTGAAAGCCTACCAGTTAGGACTCTTGACGAAATGGCTTACAAGCTAAAGCAATTACAAGCATACAAAAGAGGAATCAATGTCACAGACCCAAAGCAAGCTGGCGAAATAAAAAAGGTTGATGATGCCATTATCAAGTTGACTAGGGACATGGATAGGTTCACCACGTCAACCAAACAAGCCAACGAGGTCACAAATGCCCTTACACGTTCATGGAACTACATGAAGAATCGTATGGCATTCTACCTTACCATTGGTGCTAGCACGCAATTTGTAAAGGGTCTTATTGAAATTCGTGGTCAATACGAAATGACCGAACGCGCTTTGGGCATTCTTGTTGATAGTGCAGAGCGTGGTTCTGAAATATTCCAAGAACTATCGCAAATGGCACTTATTTCGCCATACACGCTAATTGAACTTTCACAAGCAGCAAAGCAACTTACTGCATATGATGTTGCAGCAAAGGATGTTGTTGATACCACGCGACGCTTGGCAGATATGGCTTCGGCAGTTGGCGTGCCTATTGACCGTCTTACATATGCATTGGGACAGGTAAAGGCTTATGGCTATCTCAATGCCCGTGATGCTCGTATGTTTGCCAACGCAGGTATTCCTCTCGTTCGCGAACTCGCAAACACCTATTCGGAACTTGAAGGTAAAGCAGTTAGCGTTGCCGATGTCTATGACAGAATCAAGAAAAAGGCAATTAGCTACAACGATGTGATGACCGTTGTAACACGCCTAACCGATGAGGGTGGTAAGTATTTCAACTTCCAAGCGAAGATGGCAGACACGCTAAAGGTGCGATTGGCAAACCTTACGCTTGCATGGAACAACATGCTTAATGAAATCGGAAAGGAAAGCCAAGGAATGCTCACTCTT